ATTAATCGTCGAAGTGGCATCATATATTATATTAGACTTTATTCCTACAGTCTGCGAATGAAGCGTACTTGTAAAAAATAAAAAGCAAAAAGATAATGGCAATATTAATCTTTTTACATATATAGCAAGTAAGTTATTAAAAACGGTCCTCATCTTATCTCTTTTATAGGGCTTTATAGTTAGTCTTATTGTCTCAAATCACACAATCTCAATATTTTGCAAAAAAATCATTCCATTTTTTATATTCTGTCTCTTAATAAATTAGTGGCGAAAACATCAGACAAACATTTGTGTTGACAGATTAAGTTAAATGCTTCTCATTTCGTTTAGATAAAAAGGAAATAAGGAAAGCCTGATTGACATAAATGAAAAACAATTGATAAAACAAACTAACCATCAGTGTATTATGAATGAGTTCTGTAGACCCTTAATCGATTTGAATAAGGAAAACGAGTTTATTATTGAAATGATCCATTTTAAGAAAGAAGACAAAAGAAAAGAAAATTTAAAGGAAGGGAAAATAGTGGCAATTCTTGAAGGTACAGTTAATATTAATGGACCGTTTAATTCTTCTCAAATACATAATAAAGAGACTCTAATTTTTTTTCCACCGGGAATAGTTTGCGACATTTCTTTCTCTAAAAATACCATTCTTGTTATATTTTGCCTGAAAGAATATATAGGACTTTGTCAACAATTTTCATTAGATAAATTAATAAAAAATCAAACAGAGATTGAATACGGAATTACATTTCTTTCAATTAAACCACAAATAAAAAAATTCATGGATTCAATTTGTGTTTATTTGAATGACGGGTTAAATTATTCTCCTTTGTTTGATGTGAAAATAAAGGAATTATTTATCCTATTAAAAGCGTATTATAATGAAAATGAAATAGTTGAATTTTTCAATCCATTATTTAGCCGGAATGTTCATTTCACCTATTTTGTCTTAAAGAATTATCAGGATATAAAGACAGTAAAAGAATTTGCAGAAAAGTCAAACTTAAGCATATCTGGTTTTGAAAAAGAATTCCGTAAAGCTTTTAATACCTCTCCATATCGTTGGATGAAGCAAAAAAGAATGAAGAATTTATTCTATCAGATAAGTCATAGCGATAAGCCACTCAAAGAGATCAGTGAAGAATGTGGATTTTCTTCTACTTCACAAATGAATGATTTTTGCAAAAAAGAATGGGGTATTACGCCGGGTAAAATCAGAAATAATAGTGTAAAAAAAGAAAGAATGGCGGATGATTGTGAATATTTTTATGGAAATTAAGTGTATTTTAAAAAAATGAAGACCATACATTTGTATAATCTTACTATTATCAATTTTCCTCGTTCTGTCATGTATTAAGAGATGGTACAATATTATACAGATGGATTTAAGGACAAATGTAATAAAATTTTTGTTTTACGGTATAGCATATCTTTTATCTTTTTTTTGATAATTTTCTAAATCATCATCGTGTGAAAGATACCATTCGAGATACTTTCTCATTTGCCCTATCCAAAACGGAACGGTTAAAGGAGGCCAGATAAATAGCAGTTGTCTTTTCCGAAGTATGTCCCAGTCCTTCGCTTATGACAGACAGAGGAAGGTTGGCAACTTTGGCTAATGAGGCCCATGTATGACGGGCAACATGTATAAAAATCAGTGAATTATACTAAAGCAGATTGAAGTAGTTCGACAGGTAACATATTTGAAATGAACTGGTTTGCATTATTCTAAAGCTATTTGAAATGTTTATCCCGAAGCAGATTTACGCTACATTTCAGTTACCAAATCGTTAGCCTGTCTGTTTCCAACTAAAAACAGGTAATTTGAGTTAGTCTTTTTCGCTGATATGCTGCATTTTACATGATTAAGAGCGCTTATAAAACGGGTAACTTTACCCACAAAATATAAGCGTATGAAAGATGAAAAATTTAAGGTATTACTCTACCTGAAAAAGAGTGTTCTTGACAAGTCAAGAAAGACCCCGATTATGGGAAGAATAACTGTCGGCGATACCGTTGCACAGTTCAGTAGTAAACTCTCCTGCACTCTCTCGCTTTGGAATCCGCGAGCCAGCCGTTTGAACGGAAAAAGCCAAGAAGCAGTCGAAATTAACGAAAAGATAGATAAGCTACTGCTTAGTATCAATGAGGCTTACAGCATTCTAACCGAACGAAATATACCGTTCGATGCCACAGATGTAAAGAACCTGTTTCAAGGTGGTATAGCTACGCAGATGACACTATTCCGGCTCTTCGACCGCCATATTGAAGAAGTAAGGGTGCGTGTCGGAATAGATGTTTCCCACCGTACAATCCCTAATTACCTCTACACCCGGAGAAGATTAGGCGAGTTTGTCAGCAAAAACTACAATGTCAAAGACCTTGCATTCAGCCAGCTAAACGAACAGTTTATCCGGGAATTTCAGGATTATCTCATTCTTGAAAGAAATTTAGGCGTAGAAACTGTGCGCCACTATCTGGCGATATTAAAGAAAATCTGCCGGATTGCGTTCAAAGAGGGGCATTCCGATAGACATTACTTTGTAAACTATCCTTTGCTAAAGCAAAAAGTTAATCCACCGCGCACCCTAAGTCGTGAAGAATTTGAAAAGATACGGGATTTACAGTTTGAAGAACACCGATGGTCGCATATTACCACCCGTGATATGTTTCTTTTTGCGTGTTATACCGGGACTGCCTACGTCGATGTAATATCCATAACCAACGACAACCTGTCGAAGGACGATGCGGGCGATTTATGGCTCAAATATCAACGCGGTAAGAATGGTAAGCTGTGCCGGGTGAAGCTGCTTCCCGAAGCCATCGAGTTAATCAAAAAGTATAAGAATACATCAAGAGAAACCTTATTTCCTAAAATGGAATATAACGCTCTGAAATGGAATCTCCAAAGCATACGCCAGCTAATCGGAATGACAGGGGCATTGACTTATCATATGGGACGGCACTCGTTTTCCAGCCTGATTACGCTTGAAGGCGGTGTTCCCATAGAAACCGTTTCCAAGATGCTCGGTCATAGCGATATAAAAACCACTCAAATTTATGCCCGTGTTACCCCAAAGAAACTCTTTGAGGATATGGACAAATACATTGAGGCAACCAAAGATTTACAATTAGTTCTATAACAATCAATAAACATTACAATTATGCGATCTACATTTAAAATATTATTCTACATAAACCGGGGTAAAGTAAAAAAAGACGGAACAACCGCCATATTTTGCCGTATTACTGTTGATGGCGAACAAACCGTAATCACAACAGGTATTTTTTGTAACCCTAATGATTGGAAAAGTAAAAAAGGAGAAGTCAAAGACGAAAAGGCAAACAGTCAGCTAAAATCATTTCGTCAGCGTATTGAACAGAGCTATGAGAACACGCTAAAAAAATATGGTGTTGTCAGTGTGGACTTACTTAAAAATGCGATTCTCGAAATACATACTGTCCCCACTATGCTATTATTGGCGGGCGAGGCGGAACGTGAACGGCTAAGGGTACGTTCGTTGGAAATAAACTCTACCTCTACCTACCGCCAGTCTAAGATTTCTCAAAATAACTTACGGGAATATCTTCTCACCTTGAAAATGAAAGATATAGCCTTTACTGATATTACCGAAGAGTTCGGCGAAGGCTATAAGCTGTTTTTAAAAAGCAAAGAATATAAGTCGGGACATATCAACCATTGCTTTACATGGCTGAACCGATTGATTTACATTGCCGTTGACCAAGAGATTCTGCGATTTAATCCGATTGCTGATGTGAAGTATGAAAAGAAAGAACCGCCCAAATTACAGCACATAAGCAGAAATGAATTGAAGCTGATTATGGAAAAGCCGATGCCTGATAAGTTTCAGGAGTTGATTCGCCGAGCCTTTATCTTTTCTGCGTTTACGGCACTTGCTTATGTGGATTTGAAAGGACTGTACCCCCGCCATATCGGACGAACGTCAGAAGGCAAACCCTTTATCAGAATCCATCGGAAAAAGACACAGGTTGAAGCCTACGTTCCCTTACATCCTGTTGCCGAACAAATCTTATCGCTCTATAATACGGAAGACGATACAAAGCCTGTGTTCCCATTGCCAAACCGCGACCAGATATGGTATTGCATTACTGAAATCGGCTTTCTTGCCGGAGTAAAGGGTAATATGAGCTATCATCAGAGCCGCCACACATTTGGAACGCTCTTGCTTTCAGAGGGTATTCCCATTGAAAGTATCAGCAAAATGATGGGACATACCAATATTTCCACAACACAGGTCTATGCTAAGGTTACAGACCAGAAAATTTCCGAAGATATGGATAGGCTGATGGAACGAAGAAAAGCAATGTAGCAAGCTACTTAAAAGGGCTACCGGAAATTACTCTGGTAGCCCTTTTGAATTAAATCCGGCGTTTTTTGATTGGGTTATTCCCATGCCTCACGATAGTTCTGTTCCAACAACTTTTGAATATCCGATTCCCGGTATAACGTTTTACCACCTAATTGGAGGTAAGGGATTTTGCCTTTGGTTCGGTATTCCTGTAATGCTCTGCGGCTGATTTTCAACCTATCCGACACCTGTGCAACGGTCAAAAACCGTTCTCCTTTCAAAGACGGCTCATACCCTGTCATTACGGTTTCAATCCGATCTAACAATCTATCGAGCGAACAGAATAAAGATTTTATCCGCTCATTATCTTTAGTCACAAGTTCTGTACTCATATTACTCCGATTTCAGATTGTTGATAAACCGCTGCACATCTTCGGGCTTATAGTACATCTTTCGATTAAACTTCGTATAAGCCAGCTTTCTTTTATCTCGCAAATACTGTAATGTATTGGGATTGACATTCAGAATTAAACAGACATCCTGATTATCCAGCCAACCGTCAAGCTCTTTGCTTTTGTTCCGATCAACCAGTTTTTCGGCTTTCTGAACAAACGATTCAAAACGCCCCAGCATAGCCTCAAATGTTCGGGCTTCTATATTTATTATCTCCATAATATTTACTTTTTTCGTTAATACTATGATTACGGGAAAACAAAGGTAACTCATTAAAATACACGACATACCAATCCCTTGCGGGCTGGTAGCTTGCGTCTGCACTTGTCTATACCTAAAGTACAAACCGATTCCGGCGGCGATTAAAATATGCCGCTTTTTTGTACTCCCTATTCGGGTAATCCGGG